CCAACCTTCCGTTAACATATGTGAACGTAGAAGGACGAGACATGTAAACAGGCATAACCTTCTCCGCATACACGCCTACAACATTAACGTTGCAGGCACCGCCTCGGCGATCAATAATAGACGTTAAATTGCTCGCACCACCAGTACCAGTCTCTATATAAGGCAAGGGCATACCAGAAATTCCAAAAGACACGATATAAGTTAAATCGTCAAAAAACTTCGTTTGATCATAACGTCTAGCATCATAATCCAATGCCTGAAGTTTCATACTCCAATCACGCTGACCTCCACCAGCCAAAACAAATTGGTCCCTAGCCACTTGTTTAAACACAGACGTCTTTTCGGTAGCAGTAGCCTTATAAGCATACCCTAAAGCCTTAGCAGGCAAAAACGGACCACGCTGATTAGTAGTAACATCCACAATCTGAGGAGTCTCGCCACTAAAATCAGACTGTCCAGCATTGGTAAGAGAATAATTCATATACCCATTCTGATAGGACTTAATCATCTCATCTATACAACCAATACCAGCACCATTATCGACAAGAGCCTCGTTCTTCTTCAAACGAGTAATAACTACGTCGACAACCACAGGGTTCAAACCGTCGTTATTAAAAGTATAAGCAAGACTACCTATGCCCTGCTGAGAACGATAATAAAACGAAGGACCCTCTTGAGCAGCTACATTAGTAACATCAGCGTTGATAGGACACTGATTAGGAATGCTACGAATAGCTTGAACAGAACCATTAAGAAAAGCGGCATTGCCGTAAACGGGCAAACTCACAACACTGGGAGAGGAAGAAACACCAGCTTCAATAGCCCGCATCTTAATAGGATTGCCATTCCACCCTATATTTTCCAATGTCTGACGATTAATACGGGAATACATAGTGCCACCATTTTTAGGATAACGACAAGGCGTTTGAAAAGAAGTATTCAAGCCAGTCGTAACAGGAAAAGCGTCGTATGCACTACCGTTTGGAGTCTGTTTACGAACAAAACTCTTATCAGGTCCTAAAGAACTATTCCACGTGGCATCCAACGGACTGTAGTAAGATTCCGCAGCACCAGTGCAATTGGGGGTATACAAGTTACAATGTCTAAAAACATTATGCACAACAAATCTGTTAATAGGCATAGACCCAGAAACTTGAAGAGAAGAAGGAGCAACTAATATAGCTTTCCAATTAAAAGCCATAGAAATTGACTGACTCTTGTAAAGCTGAGCCTCACGGCCAAATGCGTCGACTGACCTTCTAGAACTTTTTTCGCCGGTCTTAAATCTAATGGGAGCTTCAATATTCATTTGATTAACGGCTAGTTCGGCGCCGCGCCCCGGGATGAGCTGCGCAGGATACACCAAACTCGTAAGAGGAGTGCTAGGGTTCGATTGCGTGCCTCGCAAACGATTCTGAGCAACATACGAATTACGTGCTTGCTGAGAACGAGATTGATTGCTATCAAACCGATGAGTAGAAGCGGAAGCGCCAGTGTAACGTCCAGAATCCAAACTACTCGGAGTTCTAGAACCTCTCAAACTACCGGACATAGGTGAACTCGGCGTGCTGAGATATCCAGAAATAATGTCGGCACCTGCACTAGCAGCATTATATGCTTGGGCCCCGGCCCACGTACTGGCTTTATTCATAGCATACCCAGCACCGTACCGCAGGGCAGCATTAGCCCAATAATCATAAGTATTCGCCATACAAAAAAATGACTTGCACAAAAGACCGCTCATGCGGCTCCCATTGTGGGATCGCTCATGCGACTCTTCGTCACATTATTTGCAATGGTAAACAGAATCAGAATCGCTAAAGCTAACCGCGTCCGCTACGGAAATAGAGTTATTGTGCCACAGACACGGGCAGGCTTCGCCCGTGCACACAATAACTACATGAACATGGGCGTAGGAATACGCAGACTAGCGCGCACTATCCGCAACAAAGCACTAACAAAATACATACGTCGTAGATTTAATCGTTAGTAATTAACTAAGCAGGGAAAAAACCAGCTACAGCAGGGGCAGCGGGGGCCGGCTCATCTCCGAACAAACGCACCTCCGTGATGCGACGAATTAGCTGAGCCATCGCACCCTCGCTCCTAGCTTCAAGGTCCGCGTACAAGTCCTGAGGCTTGCGCGGACAAGTGATGTAAATGGTAGTGGCGCAAAAGTGGACAAAACCGCCTTTAACCTCGACATCCAATGGATAACAGTCAAGGAGACGAAGCAAATACCCGAACGTAAACCAGTTAGCACGGAAGTCATCGAGTAAAACAATTTTTTGTCCAATATAACCATCAAACCAAGAATTCCCAGGACTCTTCACAAAAAACGGCTCTTCGCCGATTTCATCATAGACAGCTCGCGTCTTTCCACTGCCAGCGGATCCGTAGTACCAGAGAATCCGTGGGAGCGCATATAAGCCGTCGGGTTGTCGTACACGGGGCTTTGCGTGAAGAACGGACTGGAGGGCGGCAAATCCGCGGTAGTAACGGACGTAGGCTTCTGGCGAATCCTCAGCGACTTGCGCCATGCCAGCGCCTCGTTGGATAGCTGCAGCAGCTTGAGCGATGTCATTTCGAGCTCCTTGTCCACGTCGCTCAGGAACGTCTTCAAATCGCCCAAACTCGATAAAGCCAAATCCAGCGATTCGATCACGGGAGCCGGCTTCGCCGTCATCGATGGAGCAGTAATCTTTGCACTGTTGCTTGGTTCCGCGGGCGATTTCCAAATGGACGCCGCGGAGTCGCTCCGTGTCAAAGCACACCTGCTTAACTCCCCTAAGGGTCCGAGGGGTAGTGAGGCACAGGTACCCTTGAAGGTGAGGGGTTCCTGTAGTAGGAGCAAGCTCGGGTTGGTAGCAGAGATAGGTGCAGAATCCAAGTGCATTGGCTCCAATATGCTCTCTATCATCTGCGTTGTAGTTGTTGATGGTAAATACCCACTCTCTTGATCGCTGTGACATTGGTACATCCCTCAAGAATTGTGTGGAGAAATAGAAGCAGTGGGAACTAAACCCCTGTGGGGCTATCCCACATGCAGAAGTTGACAGGTAATACTATACTGTCAACTTAACGTACGAACGAATTTTAATTAAAATTTAAAGAACAATGGGGTTATTGCGCCCGCCAAGGCGAACACTACGGCGAGCAGCAGAACCCCTATACACTCGTTGAATAAGCCTAGCGCTGCGGCGCATACGAAGATTACGACCGATGTTGACAATACGGGCAGAGGAACTGCGCGCAGCAGCTCTACCGCGAACGGAGCGTCGCATAGCACGCCGTAAAGTACTACGAGCCCTAGCAGCACGCATACGCGAATTACTACCATGCGTGACAAATCTACCACCAATAATACGTCCAGTGCGCGCCATAAAAATAATGCCAAGCAAATTTTGTTTGTGGGCCTAAGCTCCCATTTGAGTATTAAATGGCGATACGGACAGCAAAGCTGACCCAGTAGTCTCGTCGCGAATTGCTTGTCCAAGATTAGCAATGTCGGCAGAAGTATTAGCAACGGTACCAAGAGTATACATGGGTACATCCAACCTTCCGTTAACATATGTGAACGTAGAAGGACGAGACATGTAAACAGGCATAACCTTCTCCGCATACACGCCTACAACATTAACGTTGCAGGCACCGCCTCGGCGATCAATAATAGA